AATGATAGAACTTTTTCAAGTCATTAATAGCGCCTTGAGGCAGGAAACTTTCGTTCCTGTCCAAGTCCTCACGCAGCGTGAGAACCTAAGGCCGTGTGTCAGGGAAGCCCTGAGCACAGTCACCGACGCGTTTTTCAGCGGTTCGTCTGAAACGCGCGGCTTAAAGGTGGGCGTTGTGAAGATGCTTTTAGCTCTCCACTACGCTACGTCTACTCGAACAACGTTCGAGGGGATGTCCGTGTCCCTACAACTCAGGTTTCTAACCTGGATTGCTAGACGGCTCCGCGCCATGGCAACCATGGGCGGTGCAAACCGTATGATTCGCACTCTAAAGGGTGCTTGTCATACTTGTCGGAAGGCTGGTCTTACCAACTCCCCCGACGAGGCTAGGACTGCCGTTGGGCAACTGACGGTTGCGAGGCGGTCCATATGGACAAGTGAATTCTTAATTCAACTGTCCATGGGAGGGCGGGCGCTTCCTAAAGCGCCCCCCCACCTTGTTGAGACAGCTGTTGTAAAACAACATCTGACTCTGGCCCAGCCGTCGGTTGTACCGGCGTTGGACTATGTGAAGAGCATCAGGAAGTTCCTGTCACATTTTCACGTGGAGCCTTGCGGGTACGTACCCGTCAAGCCTTCCTTTACCTCTCCTTCGGCGTCTTACGCCTTCTCCCGTCGGGAGGGAGGTAGATCTCAAGAGATCAAAGATCTTCTTGAACCGGAATTCCTAGACTGTCTAGGACCTCCGGACGAGGAGGACTGCGAAGTCGCAATCTTCCCCGGGCTCGGATGGCCGTGGAACGCCATCAACGAGCGTCTGGGCGACATGGGAGAGTATCTCTCCGAGTTGCCCTTTGAGATGGAGTCACGCAGCGTGCCGATCTCAGAGTGGGGCTATAAGACGAGAGTCGTCTCATGCTCCGATCCGGTGAGGACCCACCAAAGTGAGTCCTATCGGAGGCAGTTGCTGAAGAAGCTTCAACAGCTACCATGTTGTAGGACCTCCTCGGAGGAGGACTACAACGCCCTTCGTTGCGACAATCGCGACGAAGGGCCCTATCAAGTCTTCAGTGCAGACCTCCAATCTGCCACCGACAACTTGAGTCACCATATCATCAGAGCCTTCTCTGATGAGCTCGAAGTTCCCTTCGAGCTGGTAACTGGGGGGACAATTGATAATTGTCCTATTAACACGGGTACCCTAATGGGTATACCATGTTCCTGGCCTATCCTTAGCCTCGCCCACGCTTGGGCGTGCTGGGCAATGGGAATCCCATTGAGGTCTTTCCACCTTAAAGGTGATGACCTGATCGGCCTCTGGACGTCTGAGCAAATTCAGACATACCAGGGGGGCATCCAGTTATTAACTGGCATGCCCATCAACCTCGACAAGTCCTTCGTTGCGAAGGATCGAGGTCTGTTCTGCGAACGGTCTTACCGGTTGCAGAACTGTACGTTGGTCGAGGCGAAGCAGAACTTTTCTGTTCGCTTTATGGTCGACAGTACGCCTTCAGAGGGAGGGTTCCCCTACCCTCTGAAGGTCCGACAACGGACTTGGTCCCTTGTCGGTAAGGTGCGATGGCGGATTTTATCCACCATCGCACGCCACTGGGCGGGGTACGTACCCCGTCTCGGTGGACTGGCATACCTCCCCATCTCATGGGGTGGTCTTGAGGCCATGCCTCACCGCTTCGGTGAGGCAGCGCCTTCATTATGCCGTAAACTGGCGTCCGCTATCCATGATAGCAAGGACTTCAGGAAGCTCCGGGCCATGCTTGGCATGGCTTGGAGCAGGGCCTACCCCGCGGAATCCGCGGAGAGGGTCACTGAGGAGCTAATTGCAGTGCTTTCACTGCAACTTGGCTTGACGATAGAGGGCCAACTCTGGCCTTCTCTCGTCCGTGTTCTCGACGAAAGTCGAGACACACTCGGTCAGTGGGCACACTTCACAAATGTGCCCGCCGGACATGCTGGGTACCACCGGTATTACCGTATGGTACGGCGTTTGAGTAAACGTCTGGCATCTAAGCAGGTGCCCCAGCATAGTCGTCTCAAATCCTGGACAATCCAGGGAGTGAGGAGGCTCGTAGCCCGAGTACAGTACTCGCCACTACAAACTGGTCTGCTGAGTGAGTGCAGGGAAGCCCTGCTAACCTCTCCAGCACTGGTGAAGTTCACCACTTAACCAGTAAAAGGAC